TTGTTCTACTTCTTACTCATTATTATAAATTATAATGTTTGTATAAGAAATATAGGTGTAACCGAAAACGGTGTAACCGAAATGGGTGCATATATAAAGCAATGCTTGGTTCAGCAGATTTAGCTATGTCCAGCGGGGACGCATACCCCACCAACCTCTTCAGACTGTGTAACCAGTACGACGTGGACCTGCAGGACCTGAACCTAACCTGCATATTCTGCAGAACAATTAACAGACGTGGAAGTCGTGGCCTTGCATATAAGGAGCTGAAAGTTGTGTGGAGAAGTGGTTTTCCGTTTGCTGCATGTGCCTGCTGTTTGGAAATAGCTGGAAAACTAAGGCAACTTAGATATTGGCAATTTTCAGGCTTTGCAAACACAGTGGAATTAGACACCGGAACGCCAGTTACAGAGCAACTAATACGGTGCTACGTGTGTCACAAGCCATTGTGTAGTGTGGAAAAAGAAAGAATAATTACAGAAGGCAGGCGATTTCATAAAATAGCAGGCCATTGGCGCGGTGCTTGCCTACAGTGTTGGAAACCATGCGAGGCCAACAATGTACCTTAAAGACATTGTCCTGCAGCTACAGCCAGAGGTTGTTGACCTGTATTGTCACGAGCAATTTGCCAGCTCAGACGAGGAAGATAATAGGGTGGACGGTGAGCAACCCACAGAACCAGCACAGCAGGCATATAGGGTGGTTTCATACTGTGGTAGGTGCTGTCGTGCAGTTAGGCTTGTGGTGGAAAGCGACGAAGCAGACATAAGAGCGCTTCAACAGCTGTTACTGGGCACACTGACAATAGTGTGTCCCATCTGCGTGTAGCTGCCATGGCCGACTGTGAAGGTACAGGTACTGATGATGATGGGGGCGAAGCGGGAACAGGCGCGGGAGGGTGGTTTTTTGTAGAAGCTATTGTGGACAGATGTACCGGCCCACAGCCATCCAGTGATGAGGATGAGGATGACAATGATACTGGGGAAGATATGGTGGATTTTATAAATGACAGGCATGCAGGGGACGGACAGGAAGTGGCAGCAGAGGTGTACAGACAGCAAGAAGCATTAGATGACGAGGCAATTGTGCAGCCCCTAAAACGAAAGTTTCTTGCAAGTCCTTTGTCTGCAGGGGTGTGTGTAGACAAAGAGTTAAGCCCGCGGCTAGATGCTATATCCATAGGCAGGGAATCCCAAAAAGCAAAACGAAGGTTATTTGAACTACAGGACAGTGGGTATGGCAATACGCAAGTGGATACTGAAGCGGCAGGAAACCAGGTACCAAGGGACGGGACGCCAGGGGGGCTGCACACAGAACAGGAGGAGGAGCGTCAGGGGGGGGATGGGGCGGCAGGCATAGACAGTACACCAGCACACACAGGAACAAATACAGTGTTGGCTTTGTTAAACTCCAGTAATCGAAGGGCAACACTGCTAGGTAAGTTTAAAGACTTATATGGGTTATCATATATGGAATTGGTACGGCAATTTAAAAGTAATAAAACAACATGTTTGGACTGGGTAGTATGTGCGTTTGGTGTGTATTGCACGGTTGCGGAGGGTGTAAAAACCTTGATACAGCAACACTGTGAATACGCACACATACAACAACAAACATGTTCCTGGGGAGTGGTTATATTAATGCTGTTGCGATATAAGTGTGCTAAAAACAGAGATACCGTGGCAAAGGGATTAAGCATGTTATTAAATATACCAGAAACAAACATGCTAATAGAACCACCAAAAATAAGAAGTACGCCTGCTGCATTATATTGGTTTAGGGCGAGCATGGGAAACGCAAGTGACATATTCGGGGAAACGCCAGAATGGATAGTTAGACAAACTGTGGTAGGACACAGCATGGAGGAATGCCAGTTTCAGTTATCAGTAATGGTGCAATGGGCATATGACCATGATATAACAGATGAAAGTATATTGGCATATGAATATGCCCGTCTGGCTGATGTAGATAGTAATGCAGCAGCCTTTTTAGCAAGCAATTGTCAAGCCAAATATGTGAAAGATGCATGCACAATGTGTAGACATTATAAACGAGCAGAGCAGGCACAAATGTCTATGTCACAATGGATATCATTTAGAAGTGCTAAAATAACAGAAGAAGGGGATTGGCGAACAATAGTAAAATATTTAAGACACCAGGATATAGAATTTATTACATTTATTATAGCATTAAAAAATTTTTTAAAGGGTATACCAAAGAAAAGCTGTTTAGTATTTTATGGGCCTGCAGACACTGGCAAATCCTATTTTTGCATGAGCCTATTACGGTTTTTGGGTGGGGTTGTCATTTCCTATGCCAATTCCAGCAGCCATTTTTGGTTGCAGCCGTTAGCTGATGCAAAATTAGGACTAATAGATGATGTAACCCCTAATTGCTGGAGCTATATAGATGTATATCTAAGAAATGCATTAGACGGTAATCAAATATGTATAGATAGAAAACACAGGCCATTACTGCAGTTAAAGTGTCCCCCATTGTTAATAACAACAAATACCAATCCGTTAGAGGAGGAACGATGGAAGTTTTTACGTAGTAGACTGCAGCTGTTTACATTTAAAAATGCATTTCCTTTAAATTCAAAAGGGGACCCTATGTATCCACTAAATGATGCAAACTGGAAATGCTTTTTTCAAAGGTTGTGGGCTCGGTTAGACTTACACGAGCAGGACGAGCAGGAGGACAATGGAGACACTGGCCAGCCGTTTAGATGCGTGCCAGGAGACGTTACTAGAACTGTATGAAAAAGATAGTGACCAGCTACAGGACCAAATTAAACACTGGCAACACGTGCGATGGGAAAATGTGTTGTTATTTAAGGCAAGGGAAGCAGGAATTACTCATCTTGCCCACCAGGTGGTGCCTGTGCTTGGTATTGCTAAAGCCAAAGCTTGTAAAGCAATTGAAATTCAGTTGGCATTAAAGACATTACTTAACAGTCCCTATAGCAACGAACGATGGACATTGCGTGACACGAGCCAGGAAATGTGGGACGCAGTGCCTAAGCAATGCTGGAAAAAAAAAGGCTACACTGTAGAAGTGCGATACGATTGCAAAGAGGAAAAGACAATGTGTTACACATGTTGGAGGGAAATATATGTGCAAAACAGTACAAATGAGACATGGGAAAAAGTGTGTGGCCTGGTGGACCATGCGGGCATATACTATTTACACGATGGGATACGTGTAGACTGTGTATTATTCTCCAAGGAAGCAGTAATATATGGGGACACAGGCATCTGGGAAGTACATGTGGGTTCAAGGGTGATTTATGATGCATTCGACTCCTCTGTGTCTAGCACCCAGGACACCGAGCAAGACCAAGTACCCACTATTAAACCTACTGACCACGGACCCGACTCGCACCCCCAACAGGCCTCCACCACCACCCAAGTGCTGGGCACCAACGAAACCCAAGTGTCGACCCCGCCATTTAAGCGACAGCGACTCGGAGACAGACAGCGGACCCTTGAGCAGCCCGATTCTACAAAAGCACCACAGCAGCTGGCACGTGTCAACCTTAGGACCCAGTGTGACACTGACGGCGCACACGAGCACGGGAGGACACGTGACTGTAACAGTGCACCTGTAATACACCTTAGAGGTGAAGCCAATAAACTAAAGTGTTTAAGGTATAGGTTGCAAAAACATAAATCTGTACTGTTTGCCAAAGCATCCTCCACGTGGCATTGGGCCACTGGCACAGAGGACAATACATGTAAAACAACATTTGTAACATTGTGGCATGATAGTGTGGAACAGCGGGCACAATTTCTAGCCACTGTACATATTCCTAAGGGCATAGAGGCCTTACCAGGATATATGTCATTGTTTGCATAATCTTTGTAAATATTGTATATATTGTATCTATTGTATAGACGCGGAACGTTAAGGGTACACACCTACCTGTAGTGCTGGAGCCCTTTCTATGCTGGGTGTCTGCATGGACCTATGCACTACTACTACTAATTAGCTTTTGGCTGTCTATTTTATCTTCTCTTACTGCCTTTTTAATTTTTTTTGTTACTGTGTTTCTTGGGTTTCTAGCACTATATATACAGGCAGCAGCGTCCCTTACCTAACTGTGACTTGTGACTACCACACAACCAGCCAATACTGCTACTACGTGTACATAACCTATCCATTTGTGTTATAGATTGCATATATGTATCCTGTTGTGGTAAAGGATTCCCAAGGCGGACATTATGATATTGTGGTGTGGGGCCCTGATGATGTAGATGTATTGTTTGTGTTTTTAGTGTTGGTGTGTCTTATGTTGCTTCTGTTTTTGTTACGGTTGATGCAGTAGGTACCCCCCCTTTTGTATTGCCCTGTTTATACATATACATATACATATTGTTTTTATTTGGTTTTTGTTTTTGTTTTTTTGTGTGTGCCTGTGTGTGTAAATAAACACATTTACAATGCCACGTGCACGGCGTCGCAAACGTGCTTCAGTTACACAGCTATATCAGTCCTGTAAGCTAACAGGCACATGTCCCCCTGATGTTATTAATAAGGTGGAGCACAATACCTTGGCTGATAAAATATTACGCTGGGGTAGTTTAGGAATATTTTTGGGAGGTTTGGGCATTGGCACAGGGTCTGGCACCGGTGGGCGCACAGGCTATATTCCCATTGGTACACGTCCTCCTACTGTTGTGGATGTAGGACCTCCTGCACGCCCCCCTGTGGTTATAGAAACAGTAGGGGCCTCTGATCCATCTATTGTGTCTTTGGTAGAGGATTCTAGTATTATAGAAGCAGGAGCACCATATCCTAACTTTACTGGCACAGGTGGGTTTGAGGTCACTACAGCATCCACTACTACTCCTGCTGTGTTAGACATTACTCCAGGTAACACTGTGCAGGTTAGTAGCAGTAGTTTTACTAACCCATCCTTTACTGAACCTGCCTTAGTGGAGCCCCCTCAAACAGGTGAGGTTTCGGGACATATTTTGGTTAGTACCTCTACATCTGGCACCCATGGCTATGAGGAAATACCCATGCAAACATTTGCGTCGGAGGGAACAGGCAATGAACCTATAAGTAGTACACCTATTCCTGGGGTACGCAGGTTAGCAGGCCCTCGCCTGTATAGTAGGGCCTATCAGCAGGTGCGGGTGGATGAATCCACATTTCTTCGCCACCCTGCATCTATGGTTACATATGACAACCCTGTGTATGACCCAGAGGAAACTATAATATTTGAACATCCTAGCATACACCAGGCTCCTGATCCAGCATTTATGGATATTGTGGCCTTGCACAGGCCGGCCCTTACTGCCCGTAAAGGTACGGTACGTTTCAGTCGTTTAGGACAAAAATCTACCCTTCGCACCCGTAGTGGTAAACAAATAGGGGCGCGGGTACATTTTTATCATGACATTAGCCCTATACAACCCACCGAACACTTAGAACTGCAGCCACTAGGGCGGGCCTTACAACAAGAACCTATTGACACATTATATGACATATATCTGACACAGATTATTCCAATGATACTGTCATTCAACCTACTTCTGTGTCCAGCAGGCCTACACCTACTACTATACCCCTCTGTAACTGCCACATCAGCCGTGTCTGCCTCTCGCACACAAAATGTTACAGCACCTTTGTCTGCAGGAGCAGATGTTCCAGTGTTTGATGGCCCTGACATTGATTTTTCCACCTCCCATGCCACTACTCCTACTCCTGTAGTGCCGTCCATTGCACCTCCCAGTTCTTTTATTGTGTATGGAACTGAGGTATTATTTAATGCCTAGTTATATATTTTTTCCTAAAAAACTAAACGTGTCCACTATTTTTTTGCAGATGGCTTTGTGGCGGCCTAGTGACAGCAAGGTATACCTGCCTCCTGCCCCCCGTATCCAAGTTCTCAGCACCGACGACTATGTTACCAGAACAAAACTATTTTATTATGCTGGTAGTTCTAGATTACTTACTGTTGGCCATCCATATTTTCCTATTCGCCAGGCAAGTGGTAAAAATCGTATAGTTGTCCCCAAAGTGTCTGGATACCAATATAGAGTGTTTCGTGTGCGGCTACCCGACCCAAATAAATTTGGACTACCTGATGCTTCATTATACAATCCCGATACCCAGCGCTTAGTGTGGGCTTGTAAGGGTCTTGAGGTAGGCCGCGGACAGCCTTTAGGAATAGGTGTTAGTGGCCATCCATTGTTTAACAAGCTTAATGACACTGAAAATGCCACGCTGTTTGATGTTAATCCTGGTGAGGATACTCGGGATAATGTTTCTATGGATTATAAACAAACACAACTATGTATTATTGGTTGCAAGCCTCCCTTAGGTGAACATTGGGCAAAAGGTACTCCATGCAGTGGCGCTTCAGCTGCCGCTGGTAGTTGCCCCCCACTTGAACTTGCCAGTACTGTTATACAGGATGGTGATATGGTAGACACAGGTTTTGGGGCAATGGATTTTGCAGCCCTGCAAACAAATAGGTCTGACGTTCCCTTGGATATTGTTACTACAACATGTAAATATCAGATTATTTCGAATGGCTGCAGAGCCATTGGTGATCGCATGTTTTTCTTGCGCCGAGAGCAATGTTTTAAGACATTTTATAATAGGCAGGCACACCTAGGCAGGGTTCCTGATGACTATTATTTAAAGGTTCACCTTCTACCTTTCGTGCTTCCCCTACAAGCTCTCTTTATGCATCCACACCTAGTGGGTCCATGGTTACCTCAGAGTCACAGTTGTTTAACAAGCCTTACTGGCTACAACGTGCACAGGGCACAAACAATGGCATTTGTTGGGCAATCTGCTTTTTGTAACAGTTGTGACACATCACGTAGTACAAATATGTCCATCTGTGCTACCAAAACTGTTGAGTCTACATATAAAGCCTCTAGTTTCATGGAATATTTGAGACATGGAGAAGAATTTGATTTGCAATTTATATTTCAACTATGTGTTATTAATTTAACAGCTGAAATTATGGCCTACTTACATGGCATGGATGCTACATTACTGGAGGACTGGAATTTTGGTTCCTTACCACCTCCTACTGCTAGTCTTGGTGATACCTACCGCTTTTTACAGTCTCAGGCCATAACCTGTCAGAAAAACAGTCCTCCTCCTGCAGAAAAAAAGGACCCCTATGCAGATCTTACATTTTGGGAGGTGGATTTAAAGGAGCGGTTTTCACTAGAATTGGATCAGTTTCCATTGGGGCGCAAGTTTTTGCTGCAAAGTGGCACCCGCTCGCGGCCTACTGCATTGTCCCGTAAAAGGGTTGCAGCATCTACCACATCCACCGCCCCCAAACGTAAACGTGTTAAACGCTCCCGGTAGTAGTGGTGTGTGTGTGTGTGAGTATGTATGTGTATGTGTGTGTGTGTGTGTGTGTGTGTGTGTGTGTGCATGTTTATATATGTATATGTGTTTGTTGTGTATATTGTATGTTGTTGTGTACGTGTGTATATACTGTGCGACCCCCTGGCTTCCTGTATGCATGTTTGTGTTGTTAATAAATGCGTGTCATGTATGTGTGTTATTTGGTTGCACCCCTGTGAGTAAGTGTGCAAGCAGATATAACCCCCCCTGTCCGGTGACGCCTTACTGACCAGTGACCATGCCCTGCCTTTGGCCCCTGGTTATATTTAAGGAACGAACCGTTTTCGGTTGCCTAAAATGGCCGCCGTTTTGGCTGGCGGCCGCCGTTTTGGCGGGCTACTATACAATGGGTAATCCTTGTATTGCTTCATATCCTTTCCAACACAGGTGTGCATACCATCATAAGGTGTGCCTGGCAGTTATTTGGCACACTATAAATGCATGTTATAATTAACTTTAATACATGTGTTACTCACCGTGCAATACCCATTGTTTGGGGCATATAGTTGTGCTGACTATGTTCGCCTAAGTACGTTTTTGGCAACAGCAGTGTAGTTTCTGTCCAAGAATGTGTCTGCTAACTTTTATAATGTACTTAGCAACATGGTTTATACACACCTAATCCGGTTGTTCC